CCACGGAACTGTCGGGACTTGCAGGCGCAAGATCCTCAGGGTCGGCCGGGGCGAATGACGCCTGTTTGTGTCGCGTTTGACCTTCATCAAGTAGCAGCGCCGCTGATTCGCGATCCGCCTCGATCATGCGCCGCAATTCGCTATCCGCGTCGGCAAGCTCTGCCGCGACGCGAGCATGCACTTCAGGGCTCGCTCGGCCGGCAAGGAACTCGCGGAATTCCTCTAATGTAACCGTGCTCACACGACTCATCCAAGAAAAGTCCAAATAAAAGGTAAGGTGCTATGAAACAACCTCCAAGGCCAGTACCAATCGTCTAGCACCGATTCGATATCGCGGTAATTCCTTATCAGTACAACTTGCTTCCCGAGCGACGCCTGAACGCGAGCCACAATGCGGTTGGCGGCAGTCTCAATCCTGTTAGCGTCACCGGTGCCTTTCGCGGAAAGCCAAAAAAGGTCCTGAGCTGAATGGCACTCGGCTTACCCATTAAGCCTTGCCCATCAATCGCTTGCGTGCGGTGGCACGGGGCTCGTTGAGGAAGCGTTGCGGTTTCGGCCGGCGCTTGTTCGCTCTCGGTTCGACACGGCCGAAACGGTCGCCGACCCGGTGGCTGGCGATCGCTTTGAACATCGTCTCCATCAGGCACGACCGTTGTTCGGGCCTCGCTCGGCGCAAGGCGTCCTGAAACGCCGTCATCGTTTGTAACGCTCCCTTGAAGCTCAGCTCCCGAGGCGGTGCGTCGTGAGCCCGCGCCGACTCCGCCATCACGCTTCGAATCAGATTATAGGCCAAGGCGTGCATCCAGATCTCCTTGTCCACCATCTCCGGCGTCTTGCACCGCAGGACGTCCATCTGGAGCACGCACTTGATCGAACGCAGATCCAACTCGACGTTCCAGCGATCCAGAAATAACTCGGCCAAATCCTCCTTGGTGTAGGCCTCGCCGCCGCGCAAAGTCGTCACCAGCACCAACTCGTTGACGCGGAAGCCGGGCTGAGTCACCTTAACCTTCAACTCACGCACCTCCAGATTGTCCGGCATTCGATCATACGTGGCTGCGTCCATCCATTCCGGGCGATCCGGCTTGGTCCAGTTCACCAAGTGGTCCGTCACCGCGATCCATCGTCCGCGCCGAAAGTCATACTGCCGCCGCTGGTGCATCCGAAACAGCACGTCGACGCCCCGTTGCTCGAGCCCCGCGATCCCGAAATAAGAGGCGAAGTAACGGTCTCCCAGGACGATCTCACCCGCTCGAAGCCGCTCCCACAGGGTGCGAAACAGTGCGGGTTCGCCGGTTTCCTTGCCCTTGTAGGGACCGAGAGCCAGGTCCCGTACCACGCCCGTGGCCAGGCTGATCAGGGCCACGATCCGGACGATCGGGAATCCCAGACCCAAGCCTTGCGCCCGAGATTGCGGATAGCGTGCCTGATTGGCCAGGGTGTCCGGCATCGAGGCGGTGGTACCGTCGACCAGAGTGACCGGTCGTCCCTTCCAGAGCCAATCTTCCTGAGCACCGCCCTCGACCTCCTGGGCCGTCCGGCGGACCAGACATTGCACCACGCCCAGAGGCAACCGCTGGCGTGCGTCGCTGTAACTGCCGGTCTCCGCCGAGCAGGGTTTCTGCCCGTTCAGCGACAGCCAGACGATCAGCCGGGCAACCGCCGCGCGGCAGGAATGGTCGGAGTCGAGCACCTGGGAGAGGAACACGCAGAGGGTGACCAACGGCGTGTAGATTCGCTCACTGAAGGTGACGCCTTCCTCCGCCAGAGCGTCCTTGATCATTCGGGCATCGAGGATGTCGTGAAACGGCAGGACATCGGACTCGCGGAGCGATCTGACCTTTCCGAAAAGCCGGCGTCGTGTAGCCTGAGACATTGTCGGCCTCCTTGCCTGAGCAAGCCTTGGGTCGTGAACCAACCAAAGCTTGTGGCAGGGAGGCCGATATCTGTCTATGTCAATGCCAGCGAAAGCGTTACGCTAAGCCGAGTGCCATTCCTATCTAGACTCAAAAAGTATCGCGACTATGAATTTGTCGCGCAAGGCGGCATGGGAGCCGTCTACCGTGCTCGGCAGCGCCGGCTTCTACGTGAAGTCGCGCTCAAGCTCATGCCGCTGAAGTCGGCTGGTGATCCGCTATTGCGGCGCCGCTTCCTGCGCGAGGCACAACTCGCTTCCAGCCTGCACCATGGGCACATCGTACCAGTTCATGATTCGGGGGTTCTCGACAGCACTCTATATTACGCGATGAAGTTCATAGCGGGGGTCAGCCTCGCGAAAGTACTCCGTTCACTGCGCGAGTACGCGCGCGGCTGTGTCCCTGACTTGGATGTTTCAGGGGAAGAGGGACAGTCACGGCGTGTCGCCCGAGCCCTGGCGGTCGATTCACTGGAGTGGCGCGCTTCAAAGCCGACTAAAGAGGCTGGAGGAAGCAATGGAAAAGCAGGTGCTTCCATCCAATCGACGAACACACGCATGGAACTGGGCCCCGCTTATGCTCGTGCGGTGGCGCGGCTTTGCATTCCTGTCGCAGAGGCACTTCATTACTCGCACAGCAACGGAGTCATCCACGGGGACGTTAAGCCTGGAAATCTCTTGATTGATCTCAGCGGGAAGATATGGCTGACAGATTTTGGCTTGGCGGTTCTGCGCAAGGAAGAATCCGAGGAGGCCGAACCTCCAACCGGTGGCACCCGGCACTATATGAGTCCAGAACAAGCCTCAAGTCATGGTATGCCGTTCGATTTTCGTTCTGACATCTACTCACTCGGCGCAACGCTGTATGAACTGGCCACGCTCCATCAGCCGGCCGCCGCGACGAATGAGCCAGGGTTTCGTCCGCTTGAGCGACCGAGAAAGCTACGCAAGTCAATTCCGCGCGAGCTGGAGACGATCATTCTGAAGGCGATGGAACCCGAAGCGATGCGTCGTTACGAGACGGCAGGAGATTTCGCGGACGACTTGCGACGCTTCTGCCGAGGAGAGGCGATCCTAGCACAACGGGCTTCGATTCCCCACCGCGTAAGTCGTTTTGTAGTTCGTAAGTGGAAGGTGGCCACGATCGGGGCGACTGTAACTGCTCTCGCAATCGTGGGGGCGCTCGCCGTTCTCATCGCCGCCAATCAGCGCTCACAAGCCGGCCTGCGCGCGCTGCGCGAGGTGTTGGCGAGTCGGACACTTGCCACGGAACACCTGACCGAATCGATCCCTCTGGGATCTGATCGAGTTCACTTATACCTCATGGAAAACCTTCGCGCGTACGAAGTTGCTCTCAACCGGGTTCCCGATGGTGACAAAGATCCCGAGATTCAATATTGGGTTGCCATGGCTCATTACCACGTGGGGCGATCCTTCCAGAGCCGATTGGGCGATGAGAACAATCGCAGCGCGGATTGGCATTACACGCAGGCAGTCAAAAAATACAAGCGGCTGACACACGATGATCCCCAACAGACCAAATATCGCCGCGGTCTGTTTCGTGCAATGAGCGCCAGGGGAAGCATCCGTAGTGTTATGAACAAACATGAGGAGGCCGGGAGGGACAGCCTTGAATCACTGGCGATAATAGACCGATTGTCGCGAGAGAAACCTGAAAAGCTCGATTTGCGCGACGCCATGGCGTTTCAGGAATACCGAATCAGCACCCTCTTCCTTCATGCTGGAAGATCGGAGCGGGCGTCCGAGCACGCGCGACGTTGTGTTGAAATCGCCGAGTGGCTCCTGGCACAGCCGAACACGAAGCCCCTCTACCTGAACAATCTCTACCGCGGGTGGTTTCAGACTGGCTTGGTAAGGGAGGCTTCCGACCAACTCTGGGAGGCCGAAGCCGCGTATCGCGAAGCGCTGCGAGTCAACGAAGAATGTCTCGCCCGCGGCCCAGATCAACTGCACTATCCATTCGAGCGCACAGCCACACTGAGGCATCTTGCCAAGGTGCTACTCGGAGCGAGACGCTTTGACGAAGCGAGATCGCTACTAGAAGAGGCGATCGCCGAAATCGACGACCTTTGCCGAGAGTTCTCTTACAACACATCATACCTGTCTGCTTCCGTCCACGCTCGTTGCGAACTTGCCAGAGTTCTCAACGCCGCCGGCCAGACTCAAGAAGGTCAGTCGCTCGCGGAAGCGACGCTGAAGAGAATCGAATCGATCATTGCGAAGCACCCGAACCTCGGTTTCCTCCATACTGTCTTGAAAGATTGCGGATGTGAGCCTTCTCGATCAGACACGCCGCAACGAAGGAAGTAAACCGATTGATTTCGTTCGCTAAACTTATGGCCGAGACCGGCCATTGCATTCACGACACCCTTTGCTGACCCGAGGCTTCATGTCGCGGGGCACGGGACGAATTACGCGGTCGGCGGCGGGGCATAGAACGGGTTTCTTGGCGAGTTCGGCGATGAGGCGGGCTTGGGTGGGGTCGCTTTCGGCGAAGAGGGACAGGCCCGAGCGCTTGTAGTGCTCGGCTTTCCAGCGGGCGATGGCGGACGTGTCGTGCCGACCGTTCGCGTAGGGCCAGTCGCGCATGACGAGGCGTTGGGCGCGGACGCCGTGGAGGGCGAGCCAGGCTTCAGTGATCTGCCGGAAGCGTTCGTGGCGCGCGGTGACGATGAGCGGTATGGGCTTGCGTCTTGGGAGGTGGAGCGGCTTCGCATTGATTAGGGCTTGCTCGTAGCGCGGGCCGTCGTCGCAGTCTTCGATGGCGATGTCGTGACACAGGATGCCGTCGAAGTCGAAGGCCGCGCTTTGGCCGTGGCCGGCGTTCGCCCAGTTCCATTCCAGGTAGTGCTGACCGGGTAGGCTCGCGACGGCGAGGTCCACCGCCCGTCGCCCCATCGGATGGGCATACACGACGCACCGTGTGAGTTCGACGCCTGGCCACGATCGTTCGAGCAGGGTCGCGGCCTCGCGCATGCTGCCGCCACTCGCGGCCGTGTCGTCGATCAGCACGGCATGCTTCGGTCGTGCCCCAAGGCTCACGCCGTTCATACGTCCGCCCGCGCCGATGGGCTGGAGTGGCCCGGCCTTGCCAATCTGCCAGAGTGGAAGGTGGAACCTCGTGGCGAGCGCGGTCGCAGGCAATAGTCCGCTGCGCGCGATTCCAACGACCGCGTCAACTGTCGACGGGAGGAGCGCGACCAGATGGCCCGAGTCGGTAATCAGGCGCTCAGTCGTGATGTAGGTGTCGGCCTCGATGACTGGCTCTGAGGTGGATGCGGCCTGCGAGGCTGAGAGCGATTGGCGCGCGGCGGGGCCAAAGTATCCAGTGATCTTTCCGACATTCGCACTACGACAGATGCGCAGTCCGATCGAGCTGACGGGACGATCCCACGCGGGGCAATGGCCGGGCGTCGAGCAGAGGCAGGCGAAGGTCGGATTGGTCGCGACTACATGTGTGTTGGCAACGTCAGCCTCTGGCATTCTCCATTCACTCCTTGGATCACACCGACAACAGAATCGCTTCCGGTGCGGGCGACGACGCCGGGCACGTCGATTCGCTCGCCGAGAATTCCATGAGCACCGGAAATCCGCATTCCCAGTCGACCGAGTGGAACACCGCGACCTGGCCGTTCTCGCCTTCAAGCCGCAGCGTCCAAACGCGGCCCGAGAGCGTGAGCAGGGCCTCGACCATCGTTGAGCCGATGCCGGAAGGGATGCCTCGGAACCGCCATGTGCAGTTCTTGGTCCACGTCAAGGAATAGACGCCGTTCATGCCGCCGCATGATTCCGGTGGCGAAGGAAACGACTTGTAACAGCCGAGCCGGCCGGGATCGCCGACGGGAAACGGGCACGGATCACCGTCGATCGTAAAGCAAGGATCGTCGAACAGCGTGCATGGCAACGGCGGCGGCGTGTAGAGATTTGAGACGGTCGCGGTGATGGTGCAATTCTGGACGCAGCAGTCCGTGTCGTCGCAGAGCGGCTCGCCTGGTGGTGGACAAGGCTCTTCGTCACAGCAAGTGCATTCGTGCGGTCGAAGGAGAATTTGCACGATGCACACCGATCCGTCGACCAACTCCCAGTCCTCGTTCTCGCCACAACAGTTGAAGGTATCGACGTGCTTTCGGAGCGTCGTGAGCAGACAATCGAAGCGATCCCAGATGCGGATGTAGTAGTAGTCACCACTCTGGGAAAGCTCGAACGAGAAGCAGGTACTCGAGCCGGTCCAAAGGCATAATGGGTTGCCGTAGGCGTCGGTCTCGTTCTTAAGCTTGACCAGCGTAGGTATCGTCGCGCACGGCGTCTCGCATTCACTCTCCGCATACGGGTTGGCGTCGGACTCCAGAACTTCCAACCACCAGTACTTCGGCATCTTGCGGCCGTATGCGCCGCAGGGGACGCACTTGGTCGCGACTTCGTACGAGTCCTCGGGGCAGTCGCACCGCGAGAGTGGGCCACTCGCCTCGTTCGATCCGAAACAGATCGCGCCGAAGCGCACGATAGCCCATTGATCTCCGGTGCCGCCTTCGCGCCAGAGCATCTGAGCGGCGCCGCGCTTGGTGCTTGTTAGCTTGGTGGCATCGCCGTCAGTCACGTCGGCGCAAGTGTGGTCCTCGTCCTCGACATCGACGCGCGCCTGGCAGACGCCGGACGCCCAAGCTCGTGCGATGTGACCGTTGCGGACAGGGTCGAGCAGGATTGCGAAGCGTCCGAAGTGGTCGGACTCTGTGGGCACGACTCCGGTCAGTGCAACCTGATCTTGGAACGCTCGAAGCGACACGGAGGGCGCGAATATCGGGGCACTGATCCCAAGCACGCTGAAACGCGGCAGATCGATGCCGCTCTCGTTGCGGAGCTTGATGATGTCGGCCGGGCGGAATTGTGTCGCTGCGTCTGACAGTTCATCGTGCTGGGCGTTCTTCGTCTTCTGCGCGGCATCGATGAATGCGTTCCACGCCGTCGCGGAGACTTCGAGCGGCTGGCCGGCCTGGGCCTTCTTGAATCGGTCGCCCATGGCTACGTCCCGATCCCAAGGCCCGAGAAGTCGCCCGGGAAATGGACCTGCTCGACGTAGGCCGCGATTGGTTGCTTCACGAGGCAGAACGCGAACGTGTCCTCGACGTCGGCATAGCGGACCCAGAGGTATTCCCAGCCGCGCTTTGCAATGCCCGTGATCGCGCCCACGACAAGCCCCGTCACATTCGGGCTCGCGGCGAAGCGGAATGTGATTTCCCACTTCTCATCGCCGCGCTTCGCCCCCGACGCGCCCAGGAAGAGGACCTCGCCGATCGCGAAGCCCTTGAAGATCGCGTTGTTGGTCTTGCCCGTCAGGAAGAAGAGCGTGGCCTTATAGGCGGGAGTGACGAGCGCGTCGTCGAAGTAGTGTGTCTCGGTGAACTGGTACACCGGGACCGTGATGTCTATGCCTTCGACGTTTTCCTGCGACACGCCGATTGCGCCTTGGAAGTCGGGCGAGGTCTCGCCGGGTGGTGCATAGGAGGCGATCGTCTGGATGCTCTGCGTGATGTGCTGCGTCCCGCCGCCGGTGTCGAAGGTGTACTGCGATTGACTACCGTGGAGCGCGTAGCGCACCGCGCCGTCCCAGAGACCTCCGCCGAGCGGAGTCGTGGTGTAGGTGTCGCGCACCAGACCGTCGTAAACGATGGGCGAAGTCGCTTCGAGCAGGGCACGCACGACCGCGTCGTCGTCGGTCCCTTGAATCGTATAGAGGAGTTCGATCGTCGAGTTCGGGCCGACGGTCGATTCGCGGCTGAGTGCCTTTTCGTCGATGGTGATGGGCATGGCTTGTCACGGCACGAAGACGAGCCGCCCCTGTTTCGCTTGGTTGACGAGCTGGCGCGTGTTCGATGCGACCGACTCCGTCGCCTTTGTCGTGCGTTCCTGGAGCGACTCGGCACCGAGACCCTGAACTGCCGCCGCATTGAACGTTCCGACAACGTCGACCTTTGCTTTCTCGATCGCCGCGTCGAGACCTTCCGGTGTGAATACGTCGAGCGAAGGCCTCTGCAAACCCTTGGGCTTCTCGGTCTCGGCACGCTTCTTCTCAGCTTCGGTCAATGCGGCCTCCCACTCCGCGCGGGCTTGAGCGAGTTCCCTCTCGGCGTCGCTCAATGCCGCTTGATGTTTGGACTCGCGATCAGCCTGAGCCTGAGCTTGCTGGTCGACGAGCGCTTCTTTCGACAGTCCACGATCACGTTCGATCTCGTCGCGGCGCTTCTGGCGCGCGCCCTCGCGTTCCGCAAGCGCTGCGTCTCGCTTCGTGTTGATCTCCTGATCCTGGCGCGCGACGTCAGCGTTGATCTTGGCAATCTCGGCGTCGGCGTCGCCTTGGCCGAACATCCCCTTGATGCGCGCCCACACCTGCGAGAAAAATCCCGCGAACCGGTTCCAGCTTTTCTGCAGAAGACCGATGAAGCTGTCCCAAGTGTTTGCCAGGAACGTCGTCGTCTCGACCCAGGCGACCTGTAATCCGGCCCACGCGTCGGTCAGATGGTGCGCGATGTTGAACGACGCATTCGAGAACACCTCGGTGAAAAACCCAGCGAATTCCTGCCACTTCGATTGCAGGAAGTTCACGCCCTTCTGCCACTCCATCTTGAGCGTAAGCCAGAGGATCTTCGCGGCGAGCCCGATGTCGCCGGTGGCGAGGGCATCGCCAATGCCCTTCCATGCCGCGAGCGCATCGGTCTTCAGTTCGCTAAAGCGATCGCCGAGCCAGGCAAGTGCCTGACCGCCCGCCTGCGTGCTCGTCAGAAACCAGACGCCGAGACCCACGACCGCCGCCGTCACCAAGCCGATCGGCGAAAGGAGCGCCCCGAGCAAGGCGCCAACAGTTGTGATGCCGGCCGCGACCGCGCCGAGAACAACACCGACACCCTTGATCGCGGTTCCCAGCGCAACCAGCGCCACACCTCCGGCCACGATCGACGACCCGACTTTCAGAGTTGTGACGATGAGAGCCTTGTTCTGTGTGATCCAATCCATCGTGGTCTTGGCCGCGTGCGTGAGCCAACCGACGATGTCCATGAGCGTGGGCGCCAAGGCCGCGCCGATGTGCACCGCCGTGCGCTTCAAGACGAAGAACAACGCATCCCACGCGTCGGCGAGTTGGCCGGCGGCTTTCGCGTCTTGCGACGACATCGTCAGGCCGAGGTCGCGGGCCTGCTTTTGCCATTGTTCGATCCCAATCGCGCCGCGCTGCATCATCGGCAAGAGCTTCGTGCCAGACTTTCCGAACACTTCCATCGCCAGCGCGGCACGCAGCGTCGGATTCGCAACCTGAGCAAGGCGATCGGCGATGAGCTTGAATTGAAATTCAGGTTTCAGAGCGGCGAGATCCGCGATCGAGAGGCCGAGCGCACCAAGCGCATCGTTCGCTTCCATTGACCCGTCCGCCGCGCCAACCAGGAACTTTTGCATCTTGCGGAGGCCGCCTTCGAGCGTCTCCATGTCGGTGCCCGCGAGTCGCGCGGCCCAGGCCAATTCAGAGAGCGCTTCCACGCTTACACCCGTGCGGTCGCGAATGTCTTCCAGGTCGCCACCCATATCCGCGAACACTTTGGCCGCGCTGGCGAGCGGCGTGACGATCGCCGCGCCGAGACCTGCGACCTTCGTGCCGATGGAGGCGATGCTGGAACCGAAGACCTTCAGCTTGCGCTCGGCATCCTTCAGCCCCTTCACCAAGGCGCTGTTCTTGGTCGAAAGCTCGACATAGGCTTTGCCGGCGCGTATGCCTTGTGCCGAAGCCATAGCTCACTTTCCCTGGTTATCGATGAAGATCTGCTTGAGCACTTGAATGCTGACCTTCGGGGCTTGTGCGGACTTCGTAGAGCGGGCATGAGGGTTGAAATCGCCGGGCTTATACTTGGGCTTTTCAAGGTTCTGATTCGCGAGCATGGCCAGGAGTGATGAGGTATGCGCCCACGCCTGGCGGCTGCGCGCCTCCGCCATCACGACGAGTTCTCTGAGTGTGAACGGACCGGGGTCGATTCCCAGGACGCCCGCGAGCTGCCAAACGAGGCGATCAAGGCGTTCGCTTCGGTCGCAGGATCGATCGTTGCCAGAACCGTCTCCGCGTGGTCGAGCAGCTTCTCCCGCATCTGTTTGCCCGCGTCGATGACCTTCTTCAAGCTCGCCCGCGCCCGGGCATCGGGGAAAAAATCGACGAGTTCCTCGACGAAGGCGTCGGCCGCGAGTGTGATCGCGTCGCCCGCCAGCGCACGGCCGAAATCCTCATCGCTGATCCCCTTCGCGTCGGCTTCGCCCTTGCAGAGGCAGTACAAGACATCGGCGAGCTGAACGGGATCAGAGACGAGCCGAGAGAGCGGCTGGAAGCCGTCGTCCACCAGCTTGAAGAGGTCCACGCCGAGCAAACCGCGCACGCGCTTGATCGCCGCGACGTTGATCGCAATCGTCCACGTGCGGCCCGCGTTATCGATGAAAGTTCTCATGGAATCGTCATCCAGGTCGGGGCATTTGTCGCATAGGTAGGCTTGACCGTGACACTCACGGTGATCGCCTCTTCGAGCGGCTCGTTGCGGCTGAACTTCATGACCATGTAGCTCGCACGCAGGCCCTGCGTGCCGGTGACCGTGATGTCGCCATCCATAACCGCTAGCTCGACTGCGGTCTTGTTCAGGAACGCATCGCGGATGGTTCCGAAATCGTCGTCAGCGGAATCCCACACCATCTCAAACTCGACCGAACCATCTTTGAGCGTGGCGACCGTCGCGCGCCAGCCGTTGTTACCGCGCGTCGTGACGTCGGCCTCGGCTGTCTCGAGGTTGAGCGTCACATCCTTGACGTTCTTGATCTCGTTCCACGTGGGCGACGCGTATGTGCCCGTGTTGCGATAGAGCTTGGCGTCGAGCCCGAGTTTCACGGCCATGATGGTTTCTCCTTAGCGCACCGAGTCGCGCCAGAGCCTCGGAAGTTGTGAAAGTTCCGCCTGGAATGCGGGACCCATGTACGGGCGCGGTTGGATGAAGACGCGCCGTCGCTCGCGCCGCGTGATGACCTCGGTCTCGCCGCCGTGTTCGAGCACCTCGGGCGCGCCGGTCGGGCTATTGATCAGCGTCGGTCCAATCACGACCGAGCGCCGCTCGCTGTCCCAGGAGAAAAAAATGAAGCGCCTCAGCAAACCCACATGTGAGAACGGCGGCTGGCCGGGAAGGCTTGTGCCCTTCCGTGGCCGAATCGAGGTTCGGGCGCGTGTGCGCACGAAGGCACCGAACCGCGAGTACACCCCGCGCGTTGCTCGATCGACGGAGTTGATGACCTTCTCGCGATCGAAGAATCCAGCCTTGGCGGCTTTGAAAGTCATCGTGAACACGCATCACCTCCAGACTCGAAAGGTGAGCGTGACCACGCTCGTGAACTGCCGAAACTCGTCCAGGTGCTCGAGTGCGTACACGGGCACGTTCTTCACCTCGACGCAACGTGCATCGGGATAGCCGGCCAGCGGCCCAGGACGAAATAGGTCGGCGATCCCCTCGACAAGGTTCATGAGCGCGTCGAGCGACGCCTGACTCATGTCGGTTTTCTGCTGAATCGCGACGTCGATCTCGTAGTCGAACGCGTCGCGATTGCGGTCGAGCGCTTTGCTCGACAGCCCGCGCGGGACGACCGAGACGTGCAGCGTCGACATCTGCTCCAGGTCGAACTTGGGCTGATAGTGGCGCTCGGCCGCGAGGGGCGGTACGAATGGTCCAGCATTGAGCTGGGCGACGACAGCGTCGGCGATCTCCAGAATCGCGGCCATCACGTCACCTCCATGCCGACTTGCTTGGCGTGGATGCGCAGCATCTTGCGGAACGGATCTGACCAGCGCCAGGGCGGCTCCTTGCCCGGAGCCATGACCTCGAAGATGTACGTGGTTCCGTTCTTGGTCTCGCGGATCAGGTCGCCGCGTTGGGGGAGCGTAGCGGTGACGCCGAACTTCAGGTTGGCCGCCGCAATCAAGAAGTCGCGGTCGGTCCATTCCATGCGAACGCCGCCAAAGCCGTCGTCGAGTTTCAAGAGCGTGCGTCCGAATGTCGCGCACAAGCCGACTTGTGACGTACCTCGCTGATAGACCACTGGCTGGGAAGCGTGAGCCAGCATTTGGCCCGTAAGCCAGGAGAGTCCCAATGCCAGGAGGTCTGTGCCACAGCTTGGCTCGATGGGCATGGTTTCGCTGGCCGGCATGCCACCCGCGAACGTTCCCACCGAGAATGGAAGGCAGCCGAACGACGGCATCAGACAGAACCTTTCTGAATCTCGTGCTCGATTCGCCGCGGGCATTCCTTCGCGGGGCAATCAATCAGAGTGATCGTTGGAACTTCCAATTCCGCTGGCTTCGCTTCGAATCCCCTTGATTCATCGATGAACGCGAACTGACTTCCATCGTCGGACTTCACGAGAAACGTCTGGAGTGTCTCCTTGAGCTTCTCATGTGGGAGGTTCGTGACTCGGTAGACCTCGCGCCCCTCGTGCGCGACGACGAGTAGTCCTTTGCCTTCGTCGAATGTGTATTCAGGCATGTCACAAGCTCACTTGGAATTCGGCCGCGGTGCCGCCCGTCTGGGCGCTGTTCGCGACAACATCGGAACCCGTCGAGACCATCCATGCGTCGGTCGCCAGGTTTCCGAGCGCCACGCGACCCGCGCACCCGGAGTACGCGCCTGTGCCAGCAGTGCCCGTGCCGACGCCATTGCCGCCATTTCCGCCGTTGCCGCCTCTGGCCTGGATGCAATTCGTCGCGGTGCTCCCGATGAGCTCGCCGTAACAGAGGAAGACCAGACCGCCGCTTCCCCCTGCGCCGCCGCCTCCACCGCCGCAATTTCCGGTGCTCGGGGAACCGCCATTGCCACCATTCGAGCCGTTGACCTGAATCGCGTTCGCCGCCGTTGACGCCCCGCGCAGGATCTTGCGCGCGAAGATCGCAACCGTCTGCGGCCCACGTCCGTGGCCGCCTCCACCGCCGCCATTGTTGGTGCCATCACCGCCGCCACTGCTTCCAGACTGTCCACCGTTTGAGCCCAAATGAACGGGCAGAAATGACGACGCGGCACCGACCAAGAGCAAGCCCGAGGCTTGAGGCAATGTGTAGAGCGCCGATGCCGTCGTCGATGGACGCGCGGTGCCGCCCGCCCCACCACTGCCGCTGCCGCCCGCGCCGCCTTGGCCGGCGGTCCCGGTCGACGTCGCGGTGCCGATCAGGCTGTTCGCGGAAACTTGCCCAGGCTGCGTCCCCGCGCCAGTGCCGCCGCTTGCGCCGGTTTGGCCAACATGCAGTTGGCCACCGAGCGTCCGCGAAACGGTTTGACCGCCGATGCCGCCCGTGGCCTGATTCGCGCCGGTCGCATTGCCGCCCGCCGTGCTCGTCGTGTTGATCGCCCCCGCCGGCGCGTTCGAAATGTCAAAGCACGACTTCACATGCACGCGGTATGCGGCGGTATTGAGAGCTGCGCCCGCCGCCAGGGTGAGGTTGTTGTAGAACATGTCGCGCGTGAGCGTCACGCTTCCGGAGATCGTGACGTCGCCATCGGTGCCACCGCCGAACGGCGTGTCTGTCACCACGCGATGCCGCGCGATCACGCGCCAGCTCGTCCCATCCGACCGCACCGTGATCGACTCTTGCTGCAAGTAGAGCGTGACGCTCGGCGCGCCGGTGCCCGCGAACGTCACATTTCCCTTGCTCGCGTCATCCTTATAGATGGTGACGCTGAAGCCGTCGCCCGCGCTCGCGGGTGTCGGCAGCGTACATACCACGCCCGTCACTCCCGCCGTCACGGGATAGACGTAGCCGTTCTCGGTCGTCTGAACCGAGAAGTCAGCGCTCTTGGGCGAGGTCACCGATCCACCGCTTGGCGTTGCCCAGGTCTGGTCGCCCCGCAAGAAGCTCGTCGCGTTCGCCGTCCCGGAGCCCAGTCGCGCGGTTGCAACCGTGCCACTCGTGATGTCCGACGCGGCGTGTGTATGGCTCGTGCTCGCCTTGCCCGCGAGTGCCGCGTCGACTTCGCCCTCGGTGTAGTAACGGTCGTCGTGGATGTGTCCGACGGCGCTCTTGTCGTCGAGTGATGACTGGAGCCCGGTCACATCGGATATTGCGTGCGTATGGCCGACGTCGCTTTTGCCCGAAAGCGCCGCGTCGACTTCGCCCTCGGTGTAGTACCGCTCATCATGCGTATGGCCGACGCTGCTCTTGATGCTCAACAGCGCATCGGCTTCCGATTCGGTGTAGTACCGATCATCGTGAAGATGGCCAACGCCACTCTTGGCGGCGAGCGCGGCGTCGATTTCGCTTTCGGTGTAGTACCGGTCGTCGTGCGTATGCCCAACAGCGGACTTGCTTGCCAACGCTGCATCAATGTCGTCGATGTATTCCGCGGCCGGCGTATTGACTACGACATCGCCCACATCGAGGTTTTGATCCGCGCCCCAGGTGATCGCTGCGATCGTCAGCGCGTTCCCGGAACGTCCCGTGATCTTCGCGTTGAAGACCGGCGTGTTGAGGTCACTCGCCTTGAACGCGGTCAGGATGATCGCGAGCGCGGGCGACGGATCGCCCCACGCCGCGCCATTCGGCACGGAGATCGTGCCCGAGCCCGCCGTGTAACCCACGGCGAGCGTCTGGTGCACGAAGTTCTTGGCATAGAGGGATAGCTCGGCCATGCGTTCCTACTCACTGGCTCAGGCGGACGCGCACGGTCGTGTCGGCCGAAGCCGCCGCGCGCACCACCTTGCCGATCTGCTTGTTGCCCGACGCGGTCGTTGTGACGACGTTGTTCGTGTCGTCCCAATACAGAATGGTGCCGACCGTGTACGACACGCCCCCATTCTTCGCGAAGTCGAACACGCCATCGACCGCGAGCGCGCCAAGCGCATTGGCCGCGATCGCGCGCTTCGTGACGCCGACCAGGTCGCCCTGGACGACGACGTCGCCCGCGGCTACCGCCGAACCTGGCGTGTAGTCGATCGCGTCCCCAGATTGAATGAATGTGGCTTGAGGCATGGATGGTTCTCCTGTGGATCGGTGATCAGGCCGCGCCCTTGCTCTTCACGCCCGCGCGGTACTCGGCGAGCGCCACGCCGAAGTCCCAAAACACGCGCCAGGTAACGCCGAGCACCTTCGGATCGGTGTCGAGCCCGAAGAATTCGACCGTTGGCGTCTGTTGGCCGTTGAGGTACGCGACCTCGAGCACGGGCACGTCCGACGGATCGGCGAACAGATACCAGGCCGTCGTGCTCGCGCCGGTGAGGTTCGCGTTCGAGAGCCAAGGCGACGTGAGCGGCGTGAACGAACCCTGCCAGACATTCACGGCCGGTGTCTTCGCGCTCGTCGGTCCGAGTATGAACTGCGAGTTCATCAACTCCTTGGCCGTCTGCTCTAGGTTCGTCGGAATGAGCAGAAGGCGCGGCTCGACGAGAATCGGGTCGCCATCTGGTCCCGTCTGATCCCGGAACAGGCGCACGGCGGTCGTCAGGCTATCCGACGAGAGGTTCGTGCTCGCGCCCTCGAAGTAGTTCTTCCGAGCCGTCGTGAAGAACGAAGCACCAGCGGCCGTCGCATTCAATAGCGTGAACAGCGCCTTCTCGCGCGAGTGCACGGCCTTCCGACCGAGAGCGGCGGCGTTCTCAGTCAATGCGCCGAGTTCGTCGTTGACGAGGTCGGTGCGAGTGACCGAGAGCAAGGCGCCACGAGTGGATACCTGACGCGTGCGGGATTCTTCCCCCAGCGAGAGATGCTTCAATTCGCCGTCGGGTGCGACGGGCTGAAGCTCGCCACTGAGGACGAGCGAATAGACGGTGTGCGCGTGGAAGTTCGTGTGTGAGCGCGTGGCCGAGATTCGGTCGGCAATCGATGCGGCGGCCTGGAATGCGGCCTGCAACGCCTTGTTCGCCACGTTGCCGACGATGCCCGACAGCTCGCTCGTGGAAAACGCCGCGCGAATCCACTCGGTCGTTCCGGGGTCGGCGTCGATCGACCGCCCGTGCATGGCGCAGATGCGCTCCGCGCACCAGCGGAATCCACGCTTGCTGTAGCGCTCGGCAAGTTCCAGCGTCTGGCCGTCGTACTGGTCGTCGACGCGCAGGCCTGTGCGCATGCAGAGCGCGGCCTCCAGGATGCGCGGGGTCGCGTTGTCGGACGCAGCATGGATCGCAGGCCCTTGCGGCCGTGACGCCCGCAAGACGGCGAGCTCAGTGCGTTCCGTGCTCCAACCATGCTCGATGGCTTCGGCTTCGATGTCGTCACACCTGCCCGCACACAACTTGCGGATCGCAGTGATCCGCTTGGTCTCGGACGCGGCTTGAGCGCGGATGTCACCCACGAGCGACGCGGCATTCACCGCCAGCGCAGGTGCCTCAGTCGGCTCGGCGTCGATCGTGTTGCTGGTCTCGTTCACGTGATTGTCTCCCACTTGCGGTTGCGATTGAGCGGCCACTTGAGCGCTCGTTCCACCATCGGCCCCAAGGTCCACGAAGCTGATCTCACCCAGCGACGCTTTGCGCACGACGTTGAGCGGTCCCGAGTAGTCGCGACCATTCACATGCACGACCTGGTTCTCGCGGATGAACTCGAACTCCTCGACTGACGCGCCAACTGAGGCCTGCCAGGGGAAGCCGTTCTTCGAACTGACCACGACCTCGCGTGCTGCCGGCGTGTCGCGCGAGACGACACCCGAGGCGATGAGTTGCCCCTGCTCGACGCGGATCGCGTCGGTGTGGCCCACTCCCGAGAGCGGGTCATGTCCGAACCGGATCGGCCGCGCTTGCGACTCGATCGACAGGCCCGCGAGGTCGATGACGACCGGGTGTCGCCAGCCAACCACGCGCATCGGAGCGCCCGTGTACGCGACCATCCGAAACCGCGGCAGCGCGGTCGTCCCCTCAGCGCCCGCGTCGAGGTCCATGACGGCGATTGCCGTCAGGTTCAGTTGAGCAGGCAGCGTCGGCCCATCAGGCCGCGCGTTGGGTGATTTCTTCGTCCCTTTCATCGATGGGCTCCGAAGGTGTCGTGGTTTGAGCAGGCGCGAGGCCGAGCTCGTTCATAAGCGCGACCTCTTTGGCGCGCTGGCGCAGTTGCATCTCCCAGTCGAGTCCGCGCCGCGCGTATTCGTCAGCGAGTGTGGTGGTGTGATTCGCGAGTCGTGTCGCCTGCGCGGTCGCTTCCTTCGCGGGATCGACGTGCTCTTGGCCGTCCCAGAACCACTGGTGCGGCCAGCCTTCCAGGCGGTCGGGACCACCGGGCAAGTCCATCACTAAGGAGGCCTCATCGAGCCAGGCATCGAAGATGCGGTCGAGCACGACGACTTCGACGTGCGACTGTTCGACGCGGATCGCCTTGAAGTAGGTCTGGTGGTCGAGGCGACCGGAGGCGTAGTTGTATCCCGAGCTATTCCCCGCCGCGACGTTGAACGGCATGTTCAGACAGCGCGCGATCTCGTTCAGAATCTCGCGCTTGAATTCGGCATACGTCGTCGATGGCTGCTCGGCCTCGAGCTGGCTCATCTTCCAGCCGCCGGGCATCGTGAGCAGTGCCCGCTTCTCGAGCTCGATCGGTTCGAACGGTTCGGCCGAGTCGGCTTCACCATTCGCCGGCGCGTCGGTGTAGAGGATGCCCGCGAAGTCGGCAGCGGTCTCGGCGGCAGCGAGCACCGCAAGCGTGAATCGCCGGAGCTGAGCGAACAGCGGTAGCGCCGGCATGATGTCGGGAATACCGCGCGCCTGGCCTGGCCTGTCCGCGCGGAACCAGTGAACGACTGAACTGGCCGACACGCGATCGTAGTCGCGCGCGAAGAACGCGTTGGCCTCACCGGGATGCTGCTTCAGGACGTGGTACTCGACGGGGTTGCCGAACGCATCGAAGATGATGCCGTCAACCGCGTTGGGCTTCAGCGGGCTGAGGTCGGGCGTGCAGACCTGTTCGGCCTCGATGAGGCGCAGGTCGAGTTGCACGTCGGCCGCGAGTGTGGGATTGCTCGTCAGGATTGCGAACGCCTCGCCGTCGGACGCGCGGGCCATGCGCATCGTGCGCATCTTCTCTGGCAGGCCCACTGCCTTGGACCAAGCCATGAAGGCTTGTTCGATGCGGCGATTCGCTTCGGCGTCGGGCGTCAAGAGCTGCAAGCGTGGCCCCGTGCCGATCACGTCATTGGCGAGCGTGAGCACAATCCCCCGCGCGTAGCTGTTATTCGCGACCTCATATCGCGAACGGTTTCGAAGCAGGCGCCGCACCTCGGGGCTGTTGGCGGCATTCGCTGACAGTCCATCCGCATTCGCCCAGTGACGGCGGTTGTCGTCGTTGGTCACGGCCGCGTCGTACCGCGCACGCACGAGACGCATTCCGCGCCCCGCAGGGGCCTGCTTTGACGCCAGGATGTTCGTGAGCCAACGGAACACTACGCAGCCCCCGGTGGGACGAACTTGTTGAAACGCAGTCCTCGACGGGGCTGTTCGACCGCGCACTTCTCAGACAGGTACTTGTCCGCCGCGATCAGGTCGGTGAGCTTTTGCTGCTCAACGCTGCCCGCGTCGCCCGAGACCTTGGCGGGTCCCTGGGCATTCAGGCGGATCGTGTCTTCGAGGTTGGCTTCGGGGTCGCACGCCATTGCAGAGTCCTTGAGATCAACCAGAAGGGCGAGCCAACAAAAAAAGGCCACACGGGGATGCGGCCCCGCATGGCCTTGCTTGCTGGCTGGGTTCACCGACGGGGATCAGCCGCCGATGTCGCCCCTCAGGTTGTCTACTCCATTTATACCGCCGCGTGGTGCCTAATCGAAGCCCGGTCGACGCGTGTTTGGAAAATCGTTACACCCGTAGACATGGCTTCGTCCCGCCCTGGACGGGCGCGTTCTGCAGCCTGTCTATCGCGGTGGACCCGCGACGATAGCGAGGATTGCGAGTATCGTTATGATGATGACAATGATGCAGCCACAACTACAACCGGTGGGGGCATCGTCGTTGCTTGGAGCGTTAACAGGTTGCTTGGGTGGAGAAACGATGGTCAGTGCGAGGAATCTCGCGGTTTCGCCCGCATTCAAGCCGAGATCTTGCACGCCTGCGAACTTGGCCCAACTGCGTAACCCCCGGGCCATGAGAATCGCGATCGCTACGGCTAACCCTGCGATACCTCCAAGGAGGACCCAGTACCTTGGCAGGCCTATGATGTCCGAGACGAGGGCCGAAACAATCGTACCGAAGACACAACCAATCGTTGCGGTGGCAAGCGACTCGGCGGATCTAACGATCAATCCCAGCCGAGTCCGGCGCACGGCCTCCTTCCAACTCGCTTCGGCAGCGGTCCGTGCTAGCGGGTCAACGCCCAGCTTGGCGGCATGATCCGTAGGACTGATCGTACGCAGCTCGAAAGAAAGTCGGCCGACGACCTCCGACCCACTGCATGACTCTGTACATTCATGCCTAACCTGATTCCGGAAATCAATCCATTGGTACTCAGCGGCTATCGGCGGTAGTTGGGCAGGACAGAGCAGGACGGGCGTGATCTTCTTATCGAGTTCCTTCGCAAGCTCTAACTCCCTGGCGACCCATGGCCTGCTCGCCGCATGGCAGCACCACAGTACAACCACCTCCTTCGAGTCCCGTAGGGCTTCCTCAAGTTTCTCCCTCCACCGATCTCCTGGGTCGATCTCCTCAGAATCGACAAACAGCCTTCCCCTTGCCGCAAGAAGCGCGCTGATTGGTTCAAGCAGGTCGGAGTGTCTACGACTATATGAGATAAAACACTCATACATATGATAGCGCGCTCATTATCAGGCGGGCGGTGGATGTTGTGGGCGCCGAGACCATGTTTTCTCGATAGGATCGGGACCATATTGAACTGCTGAGGTAATCTAACCGGCGGCGAATACGGAGAAAAGTACAACCCAAGGTCAATGCTGGATTGAGAGGATGAATTGATGAGCACTTCTC